AACTGACCAGGCGTTTTTTCCGGCCGGATGAGGTAGCCGAGATCCTGGCCTTATCCAGGCGGACCATCTTTCGCATGATCTCGGATGGGCGTCTCCCTGCGGTGAGATTGGGCAAGGGGCCCTGGCGCATCCCCCGGGAGAGCCTGGTCGGGATTTTTCCCGATGAGGAGCGCGTATGAAAAGAGAAGAACTGATTCGGCCCCGGGAGGTAGCCCGGATGCTGGCGGTATCCAGGTCCACCGTGTATCGCTGGTTTTGGGAGGGCAACCTGCGCGGCGTCAAGCTCAACTGCGGCACCCTGAGAATCCTGGCCAGCGCGGTGCAGGAGAAGCTGGCCGAGGCGGATTGAGGCGGAGGGAAGGCGGAGATGCGCCAGAAAGAATTGTTACGGCCCTCTGAAGTAGCCCGGCAATTGGGGGTATCCAGGTCCACCGTGTATCGCTGGTACTGGGAAGGTCAGCTCAGGGGAGTCAAGCTCACTGCCGGCACGCTAAGAATCCTGGCCAGCGCGGTGCAAGAGATGTCGGTGAGGACGGTTCCTCTCAGAGGCCCTTCGCCAAACCCCGGAGAGCCAATCCGGAAAGCGCTGTTGCTGCCCATTGAAGCGGCACGGCAATTGGGAGTATCCAGGTCCACCGTGTATCGCTGGTTCTGGGAGGGGCGCCTCGCCGGGGTCAAGCATAAGGACGCCGCTATTAGAATCGCGGCCAGTGCGGTGCAGGAGAAGCTGGCCGCATGGCCGAAGGAGGATTGAGATCATGGGCACCCTGTTTTTTTTCGGGGAATTGCTCTGTTGGGAGGGCGCCAGGATACCTTTTAAAACAGAAGCCAGCTTTCCTCTCTGGCACTCGTTTGTAATCCAGTATTTTGAGCTGCTCTATAACCCCAGAACGACCTGGAAGATTCTGCGGGCGCAAGAGGCTTATGACAACCTGTAGGGCGGGAAAGCGCAGCCACGATGAGCTGGCGGACCTGACCAAGCCTTATGACGGTGAAATGGCCATGATCCTGTCCAGTTTGAATGTCGCCTTTGTGGCTCTCAAAGACGTGCGCAGGCAGCTCAGGGCCTTGAGGAAAAAAAGGGAAAAGGAAATGGCCGCGTCCCGTAAAGGGGGAAGGTGATGGCAAGCGATATTCTGGCAGAAAGCCTGGTGCTGCTCATTTGGGTTCTGGCGCTCTACGGCCTTTATGGCGTGGCCCTGTCTTGCCGCGGCTGGGGGCGCCGGCGCCGGCTGCGGGCGATTTACCGGACTCGCCTGGCGAGGAGGTCATTATGGCTGAAGAATTAAGGTTGCGGCTGCTGGCCGTCCTGGAGCGCCACTATGGCCGGGAAAACTGCATCGGCATGAGCGAGCTGTGGCGTAAGGTTTACCACCTGCCCTGCCATCACCGGATCAATGATACTTCCGCCTTGCGGGTGCTGATCCGCAGGCTGCGGCGCCAGGGCCACCCCATCTGCTCGGTCCCGGATAAATACAACCCGGGTTACTACCTGGCGGACGGCCCGGAGGAGCTGGCGGAATTCGCGGCCCGGCACAAGCGGCGGGGCCTGACGTCGCTGGCCCAGGCCGCCAAAATGCTGCGGATCTCCATGCCGGAGCTGCTGGGGCAGTTGAAGCTGGAGGAGGAGCAAAGAACATGAACGGATTGGTGGCGTGTAGCCGCATGGGCCGGGAGATCCGGCTCACGAAGCGGCAATGCCGGAGCAATTTCCGGGAGGCCACGGAACGGCAGGAGTGGGGCTGGCCGTTGTTTTCCTGGGCAAGTTGCCTGGTTTGCCAGGCCGTAGGGCGGGAAAGCGAAGCGCATCCCGCCATTTTGGGGGAAAGCGCAGCGCATCCCGCCATTGTAGGGGCGGCAGCTACAAAAAGCCGCCCAGGGCGGGTGAAACCCGCCCCTACAACTGCAAACCGTCCTGCAGGACGGAAGGCGATGCCCCAGCCGCAGCCCCAGGCGCCGGCGCCCCTTTGCCGGCTCTGCGGGGATAGGGCCTATGCCAAATCGCGCCTTTGCTTTGACCACCTCCTGGCGGAGACCTTCCTCAAGGTGGAGCAGAGCCGGACGGACCAACGCCGCTCCGTGGCGAAAAAGCGAGGGGAATTGACAGCAGGGGGAAAGGGGTAAGGGGGTAAAAGGGGAAAAGGTTTTGGTTTTCCTTTTTCCCATTTCCCCCAGGAGATTTTGATGCCGATCTATGACTATCAATGCGTGGAATGCGGCGGCCGGGATGAGCGCGTGGCGGGGCTGGACGACGCCACCGCCCTCTGCGTCTTCTGCGGCGGCCTGATGCTGCGGGTGGATGAGGACGTCTTCGCCCCGTATTTCGAGGAGGTAGGGGCGGGTTCTACCCGCCCAGGGCGGCTGGAAGCCGCCCCTACAAAACCGGGAGGGGAACATGGCGCGGAAAAAAGTTGAGGCCGGCTTGAAGTCCTGGGACGACGCCGACCAGGCGCTCCGGCAGATCGGCGCCCTGGAGCGCAGCATCGAAAAAGTCGAGGCCAGGTTACAAGAATCCATCGCCAAGGCCAAGGTCAAGGCCGCGGCCGAGATCAAACAACTGCAAGGGCAGATCAAGCTGGCGGCCCTCTCGCTCCGGGTCTTTTGCCAGGAGCGCCAGGCGGATCTCGGCCCCAAGAAATCGAAGGCCCTCAATTTCGGCATCCTGGGCTTCCGCTGGTCCACCAGGATCACGCTGCCCCGGGGGGCCGCCGCGGTGGCCGGGGTGCTCACCATGCTCAAGGCCATGGATCAGCAAAAGTGCATCCAGACCAAGGAAACCATCCTCAAGGACGAGGTCAAGAAGCTGGATGAGCAGAAGCTGGCGCAGCTCGCGGCGGTGGGCCTCCGCAAAGAGGCCGGCGACGCCTTCTTCTACGAGGTCAACCGGGAACGGATCATGGAGGCGGCGTAAACAGTTGCCAGTGATCAGTGATCAGTTGCCGGTAAAGGCAAAAGCTGATGGCGAAGAGGTCATTCTGCAAGAAATCGCCGATGAAATGGGCATTAGCCGTAGCTATGTCAGAAAGATTCTGGCGAAGGGGCTGGCCAAGCTCCGCGATCCCAGCCGCGCCCGGTTTTTAAAACCCTTTTGGGACGAGCTATGAAATGGGTCTAATTCGCTCTATTTCCTTTAACCAGGATGAGATCTTGCAAAACATCGTTTTCCTGCATACCGGACCGCCCGAATGTGACGTAACCTACGGCCGGGGCGGCTTTTATCATCGCCTGCCCCGGCCGCGCCTCTGCTTCGACCTGGAGCCGCTGCAACCGGAAGTGACGCAGGCCGACGTGCGCCGCCTGCCCCTGGGGGATAACAGCCTCGCCAATGTCTTTTTTGATCCGCCCTTCCTGCTGAAAAGCGGCAGCCATTCCATTATGAAAGAGCGGTTTGGGAAAATAGACGGGCAGTTTAAGGACCTCCTGGGTTTTTATTATCTGGCCATGCTCGAACTGCACCGGGTGCTGCGCCCCGGCGGCTGGCTGGTCTACAAATGCCAGGACATGGTGTCCTCCGGGGTCAATAACTTCAGCCACGTGGAAATCTATGCCATGGCCCGGACGCTGGGGTTCGTGCCCAAAGACCTCTTCATCTTATTGGCCAGGAGCCGCATGATCTCTCCCTTGCACAAAGTGCAGGTGCATTGCCGGAAATTTCACTCTTACTTTTGGGTGTTTCGCAAGAAAGGAAAGTGAGGATCAGAGATGCCGACTTTTAATTATCAATGTGAAATCTGCGAATCACGAGGAAGAGCCTGGCGCAAAAATAAACCGCCGCGGTTTTGTTCTCGAAAATGTCAGGGTATAGGTCACTCGCTTTCAAGATCGGGGAAAAGCTGGTCCAAAATTATAATAAACGAATTTCAAGCCCAAATGATTCGGAGAGCCTATGCCGGTAAAACAGGCAATGGTGAAATTAATGATCTTGCTCATCGCCTGGGATTGCCTCGGTGGAAGATAAGTAGGTTTGCCATAAAAGAAGGATTAATTGCAGTACAAAAAAAGGAACCCGATTGGTCTGAAACGGAATTGAAAATATTAGAAAATAATGCGCATTGCTGCGCTAATATCATCAAGCAAAAACTTCGCAAGGCCGGATTTAAGAGAACAGAACTTGGCATAGTTCTTAAAAGGAAGCGCTGCAACTTTTTACATGGTCTTAAAGGACAATCGGCTCTTTCTTTGGCGCTCTGTTTCGGAGTGGATGGCAAAACCATAACTCGCTACATTGAGAAAGGCTATCTTAAAACAAAAAAGAGAGGCACAAAGCGAACGCCACAACAAGGCGGAGATCAATGGTTTATTAAAGATGCAGCTATTAGGAAATTTGTCAGGACCTACCCCGAATACGTGGACTTTGGCAAGGTCGATAAAATTTGGTTGATAGCCCTTTTAGCTGGGAATTGACATGAAGCCCATATCCCGCCCTCAGCAGGTGAAAATCCACGTGTTGGCCGGGCAGCTCTTCGGGGCCGACGACGCGGCCTACCGGGAGATGTTGGGGGGCTTCAAGGTGCAGAGCAGCTCGGAGCTCAGTTTCGCCCGGGCGTTCCTGGTGATCGAGCACCTGGAAGAGAGCCTGGGGGTAAAAGGGGAAAAGGGGAAAAGGGGAAAAGTAGGGCGGGAAAGCGTAGGGCGGGAAAGCGCAGCGCATCCCGCCAAACCGCGGCCAGGGAAGGCCAGGGCCAGGGAGGGGCGCGCCAGCGCCGAGCAGCTCGCCGAGATCCGGAGACGCTGGGACGCCCTGAGCACCGCCCTCCCTCACGAGCGCGAGGGCGCCCTGCGGAAATTCCTGCGGCGGCGCTTCCACGTGGCCGCGCCGGAATGGCTCAGCCTGGAAGAGGCCCAGAAGGCCCTGAACGGGCTGAAGGACATGAAATCGAGGAAAGCATGTTCGGCATAGGCATGGTGGAGCGGGCTGCTATCTTCTCGCCTTGTCGACAATGGCGCTATACTTTGGTCCGTATTTGGGATAGTGAACGTCGGCCAGCGCAATTCATCTGCCTTAATCCTTCGACTGCCGATGAAACACATGATGATCCCACGGTGCGCCGGTGTATTAATTTCGCTCAGACTTGGGGGTTTGGCGGCATGGTAATGACCAACCTCTTTGCTTACCGGGCCACTGACCCTAAGCAGATGAAAGCGGCTCCCGATCCGGTGGGTCCCGATAACGATCTTTTTCTATATGAAGTGGCATTTCACGCTGGCATCGTTGTGGCTGCCTGGGGTGTTTATGGTTCCTATCGAGATCGGGACAAGGAAGTTTTGAAACTCTTAGGGAATCTGCCGGTATATTATTTGACGATCACCAAAGATGGACGCCCAGGGCATCCGCTTTATTTGCGGGGGGGTACCAAACCTATTCTCTGGTGCCCCGGAGAAAATGGCCGGCCGGCATGACGCCAGCCGTGGCCCGGAGTCTGCGCCTCATTTGAGGAGGGAATTAAAATGGCGTTTAGCCCAAGTCCGAAGGTGGCAGCGGCCCGGGATTATGGAAAGAAATTTGATCGTGAATCGGTGATCATCCTTTCCTTTTCCGGGAAATTTTCTCTTTATGAGGTAGTTTCGTGGGGGAAGACCCGGGAGCTTTGTGGGGCTGCAAACCTTATAGCTCAAGAGCTGGAAAACGCGTTCAAAGAAGCAATATTGGAGCACAGATGCCAAAAGAAAGGACCCAAATGCCGATAGAGACAACGGTTTACCGCCTCACCAGCCCGAGGATGCGCGGCTCGATGGTCTTTGCGATCCAATGCCGCCTTAATCATTTAGGCTATCTGCCCAAGGGCCCCTTCGATTGGGTCTACGGCCCCGGGACCGCGGCCGCGGTGGCGGAGTTTCAAAAAGCGCACGGCGCCCTGGTGGTGGACGGCGAAGTGGGGCCGCTGACCCTGGCGGCCCTGGAGATCAAACTATAATGGCGGCGGCGCTGTTGCTGGCCGGGATGCTGAGCCTCCAGGGGACGGCCGGTGGCACCGGCATCTTGCCGGTGGACCATAAAGTCCACAGGCTGGAAGCCTGTGCCACTATTACCGCCTACTGCCTGGCGGGAAAGGAGACCACCAGCGGCAAGCGCGTTTATCCCGGCTGCCTGGCGCTGTCCCGGCCCCTGGCCCGGCGGCTGGGACTCAAGAGCGGCCGGGGGGCTTATGATTATCGCTTCGGGACCCGTATAGTGGTGGAGGGGGTGGGCTGCTTCACGTTCGACGACCTGATGCCGCCCCAATGGCGCCATCCCCGGGTCGATATCCACCGGCCCACGGTGCGGCAGGCCGTGGCCTTCGGGCTGAAACGGGCCCGGGTCTATGTGGTGGAGAGGAGAGGTTAATGTCAAATAATGCGGGGGGGGGCGCTTACCTTTGACCTTCGTGGATTTGCCAAAGGAACCCAGGTTGCAGTGTTGCGAATGCAGCTATTGGGACAAGAAAACCCGTCCTCCTTTTGGCGCAGGAAAGAGGGATTGGAAAACTCAAAGGCGGCGTTGCCGGCGCTGGGATTCTTTTTATCCAGCCCCCTATTATTGTTGCCGGGTTTTTGAAAGCAAGGAGGGGTAATTATGCAACTTGCGCAAAATCGCAAACTGACCGTATTATGCTTGCTGCTGTTTCTCTGCTGGGCGTCCGCGGCGGCGGCCGCAACCAGGGTTTATTTCAACCCGCCGCTCCCCGGGGAGCAGCGGGTGGCGGCCTACATCGCCGAGGCCATTAACGGCGTGGCACCCGGAGGCGAGATCCTGGTGCAGGAATACCAGTTCGATGAGCCTTCCATCCTGCAGGCCCTGATGGCGGCCCAGAAGCGGGGCGTGCGGGTGTGCTGCCTCTTCGACAAAACCGTGGGCGATGCGGCCGAGACGCTCAAAAATGCAGGCATTACGGTGGGCTTCGATCCGGTGCATATTGCCCATAACAAGGTCTTGATCATAGACCGCCGGCTGGTAATCGGGGGCAGCTTCAACCTGACCGTTCACGCCAACACGCACAACTGCGAGAACTGCGTCTTTATCGACGACCCGGCGGTGGTGCGGCGCTTTGTCCAGAATTTCCAGGCGCGGGTCAAAAATGTCCCATTAACGGCGCGTTTCTATAACGAAATGAAATAGCGGAAAGATAATTTTGAGGGGAGGCGATATGAACTGGCATCCAGGGGCGGCGGCGGCCGCGGGGCAGCAGGAAAAGTTATTGAGCCCCCACCAGGTGGCCACTATGCTTCAGTGCTCCTCGCGGCAGGTGCGCCGGCTCTTCCGGGAGGGCAAATTAGAGGGGATTGCCCTGGGAGAGCGCCGGATAAGATTCCGGCGAGCCCACGTGGACGCCTATCTCCTTGCCATTAACACGGGGTAGGGGCGGCTTAAAGGCGCCCCTACAGTGGCGGGATGCGCTTCGCTTTCCCGCCCTACAGCTTGGGCGGCGTCTCGCCGCCCCGACAAATGCTACAAATGGCCCTCTTTTGGGCCATTTTTTTGCCGCGGCATCACTTTAACGGACATAGCGGACGTAACGGACACCATCCCCCTTGCATTTGTGCTTGAATAGTGTGCAGCGCAGCATTGGCTTAATAGAACGCAGGCTCAAAGGAATTTAATGGGGGCGCTAAAGGGTGGTCGGGCGGGGTTGATGTTTGGTGAAAGGACGCGGCGCCCCGAAATATGGCGAGGCTGAGGCCACGCATGAGGCCGCCCGGGAGCCTCCGTGAATCCCGGGCTTTATAAAAGGAGCCTGAATGGAGCAGCCTTCACCCTTTGCCGATATCCCCGCGGGGAAGGAGAATGATTTCCGCTTCCTGTTGGAGCGCGTCTATCACGCCCTGGTCGCGGAATTTACTGCCCGCAGCAATGCCATCAAAGGCAAGCTGAGCGAACATGAGGGAAAAATCAAGAACCTGGAAGGGTCGGTGAAGGGCCTGGAGGCCTGTCCCTGCGATAAGCGGCTCGACCCCGGGAAGAAATGTCCCTTATGGACTTTGGAACAGAAGGTGCTCTTCAATAAAGGGCGCAACACCGGAATCTACACCGGCATTTTTGCCGCGGGGGCGCTCTTTTATTACGTATCGCAACTCATCCTGGCCTACTTGAGGATTCACAATGGATAGCCGGGAAATCCTGGAACTAGCCCAAAAGGGCGCTCTGGCGCAAAAAGAGGAGCGCTACCGGGAGCTCGCGACCGAAATCAGCTCCAAGTGCGCCACCCTGCAGCGGGCCAGCCTCATGCTGCTGCCCGGCGCCCTGGACGATATCAAGGAGGAGGAGATCCTGGTGGCCGCCCGGAAGCTCAAGGAGCTGCTGGCCGAGGCGCGGCCCCTGAAGGCCGAGCTGGCAAACGCCGGGATTCATGTGTGGTGAGGCGAGATGACCGGGCTCCTGGAAACCACTCATTTCGACAGCGCCGAGGAATTTTACGTCCGGCAAGGTAAGACGGTGAAGGAGATCGCCGTCATCCTGCCGGTGAAAGAGGGCTCCCTCTATAAGTGGCTGCACAAGGGCAACTGGGCGGATAAACGGCGCGCCTTCCTGGGCTCCCCCCGGAGCCTGGGGGAGCAGATGCGGGCACTCCTGGATCGCTGCCTCAAACAGATCGCGGCCAAGGCCGAAGACGGCGTCCTGGATGACGCCCTCTTCGACAAGATCAGCAAGGCGGTGGCCGCCATCAAGGGGGTGGAGCGCCAGGGCGCCGACCTCAGGGTGATTGCGGTGGAGGTGATGCGGCGATACACCGACCGCCTCAAGGCCCGGCAGCTTTCCCAGGGGGAGATGCTGATGCACAGCGAGAGCATCCGGGACTTTTTCGGGAGTTTGGAGTAGGGGCGGGTTTTACCCGCCCAGGACGGCAAGATGCCGCCCCTACAAAAGCGAAAACATTAATCCTAACCGGAGGATAAGGAAATGAGGCGGAGGCAAGGAATTTTGGCAATCTTCCTGGTGGCGGGGCTGCTGCTCACCGGCTGCGCCGCGGTCGAAAATTTTCTGTGCACTAACCGGGTGGCCATCGAGAACGACATTAGCGCGGCCCAGGCGGCCATCGCCGCGGTGCAGGCCGAATACGGCTCGCTGATCCCGCCCGAGGCGCAGATCATCATTGACACGGCCAACGCGGTGATTAACACCGGGGAAAACATCCTCAACAACGAGATCTGCCCCACCGACGCGGATGTGACGACGGTGCAAAACGCCTCGGCCGCTTTGAAACAGGCGATGATTAAGGCGGGGTGGGCGGCGCCTTAATCAGTGAGCAGTGAGCAGTGAGCAGTGAGCAGTGAGCAGTGAGCAGTAGGGGCGGCTTCTAGCCGCCCTCGATAGGGAGGTTCTGATGGACTATCCAACGACCCAGGAAATTACAGATCAGGTCAATGTCATCATTGACAACATACCGGGCCTGATTCCGAGCGATTTTGCAGATGGCCTAAAAACCTTTTTCCAGATGATGATTTCCATCGTGACCCGGTTAGAGGCCCTGGAAGCGAAGCAACGCAGCAAAACGTAGGGCGGGAAAGCGAAGCGCATCCCGCCTTTAAGGTGATGCCGATGCCAAATGGCGATTCCCAGTGTCCCGGTTACAAAGGCTGGTTTCTTAGCCGCGGGGAGTGCGTTTACTGCAAAAAGGAGCGGGAGCCCATAAGCTTCGACGAAAACCCTTTTGGGTTTTTAGTGGACTATGTTTGCACCCTTAAACCTCAAGGCCAGATAGATGTTTCTTGTCCGACAAAGGGAGCGAAGCCATGAGCAACCTGCCAGTAGGACGGTTGAATCGGAAATACGGATACACGGGACCGCAACTGACCGGCATCAGTACAACCCCCTTTAAGCGGGTGCGGCCTAAAATGACGCTGGCCCAGGCCCCCCGGGTGAAATACAACATTTGCCCCCCGGTGCGGGACCAGGGGCAGATCGGCGATTGCGTCGAGTTCGCCTGGACCTATTTGAAAAGCGCCAACCTGATCGTGGCGGGAAAACTCCCGGTCCAGGTGTTCTCGCCCCTGGAGCTCTACTACGACTACCGCGACAAGGTGCTTCACGATGTGGCCGACGATGCCGGCTCCGGCGTCATGGCTGTGGGGACGCTGCTGACGCGGGACGGAGTATGCGCCGAAGACCTCTGGCCTTACAACCCGGCTAACTTTGCGGTGAAGCCTTCGCCCCTGGCCTATGCGGATGCTCCGGAAAATAAACTGGCCTCGGTCCATCCCCTGAAAACCCTGGAGGATATGATCCTCTGCCTGGCGGACGGCTACGGCTTCGTGGCCGGGATCTCGGTCTTCCAGAGCTTCGAAGATGCCTGGCAAAAGGACGGCATTATCCCAATGCCGGGAGGCGCATCGGATAAGTTTCTGGGCGGCCACGGGGTCTTTGTCGGGGGGGGCTATGACCAGGACCGGCGAATCTTCATCGTGGAGAATTCCTGGGGCCTCTCGGGAGGGCTGGCGAACCAGAAGGGGTTCTTTTCATTACCTTTTGACTTCCTGACCGATCCTGATTTTGTCTTGGAGGTCGGTACCGGGCGCTAATGTAGGGGCGGCAGCTACGAAAAAGCCGCCCGGGCGGGTAGAACCCGCCCCTACAGGAGGCTCTATGAATATCTGGCAAAAAATCTGGGCCGATCCCAAGACCACCATCCCCGGGATCATCGCCGGCGTCCTCGGCGCCCTGGTGGCCTTCGGGATCATCACCCCGGCTGAGTCGAGCCCCCTGCAAACGGCCTTGACCGCCATTTTCGGCGGCATCGTCGCCCTGCTGGGGATCTTTAGCAACTGGCCGGCGTAGGGGCGGCAGCTACGAAAAAGCCGCCCGGGGCGGGTAGAACCCGCCCCTACAAAGGCGGGATGCGCTGCGCTTTCCCGCCCTACATGGAAATAAGATGGCGGAATTGACCCTCAAAAAGAAGCTGACGAAGAAGGAATTCCAGGAAAGGTACCAGCAAATCCTGGGGCGCCTCTATTATGAGGCCACCGCGTTTGCGGATACGAGCGAGGCCGCCAAGAAGGCGCGGCGCGCCGGGGCCCTGGCCGATCCTTTCGTCTTCTTCACCACCTATCTGCCCCATTATTTTACCAATGATTTTGCCCCTTTTCACCGGGAGCTGGTGGAGCTGCTCTCCCGCCGCCCCGGCGAAAATGTAGGGGCGGCTGTAGGGGCGGCTTCTAGCCGCCCTGGGCGGGTAGAACCCGCCCCTACACGCCCCGGGCGGGTAGAACCCGCCCCTACAACGGGAACCGCTGTCGTGACTCCCGTCGCCGTGGCCGCGCCCCGGGAGTTCGCCAAGACCACCATCACCTCCTTCGGCTACGTGCTCCACCAGATCTGCCACGGCCGGCGCCACTTCATCATCATCGCCTCCGACACCGAGGACCTGGCCAGCGACCTCACCGGCTATATCTATCTGGAACTGCTCTACAATGAGAGGATTAAATGCGATTTCGGGGAGCTGGTGCGGAACAACTGGGCGGTGGATGATTTTGTCACCCTGAACGACGTCCGGCTCAAGGCCCGGGGCCGGGGCCAGCGCCTGCGCGGCCTCAAGCACAAGCAGCACCGCCCCGACCTGATCATCCTGGACGACGTGGAGAACGACCAGCAGGCCCGCTCGCCGGACCTGGTGCGCAAATTGCTCTCCTGGATCACCGGCGCCATCTATCCCTCCATCGACGCCGGCGGCAACCTCTTCTGGATCGGCACCATCTTGGCCCGCAAGAGCGCGCTCTACACCGCCATCCATTCCGAGGAGGAGCCCTGGAAGCACTGGACCAGGCGCATTTACCGCGCCCTCAATGAAGCAAGCAGTGAGCAGGAAGCAGCAGTAAGCAGTAACTGCTCACAGCTCACTGCTCACGGCTCACTTGCCTCTCTGTGGCCGGCGCGCCACCCGGTGGCCACGCTCCTGGAGCAAAAACGCCTCATGGGGTCGCTGGCCTTCAACCGGGAGAAGCAGAATAACCCCCTGGATGAAGAAGGGGTCTTCCAGGAGGCCTGGTTCCGGTTCTATTACCCCGCGGACCTCACCGGCAAGGACCTGATCGTGGCCGGCTATTTCGACCCGGCCCTGGCCATCGGCGCCAGCGCCGACTACAAGGCGATTATCACCGTGGGCCTGGACCGGAAAGAGATGATCTTCTACGTCCTGGACGCCTACATCCGCCGGGGCAGTCTCGACGAGGCCCTGCGCGCCGCCTTCATCCGCCACGAGCAATGGTATTACTGGCGCTTCGGGGTGGAGGATGTTCTTTTCCAGAGGCTGCTGATCAACGAATTTCAACGGCTGGAAAAGGAGAGGAAGGTAATCCTGCCACTCCAGCCGGTAGCCGTCAAGCTCTCCAAAGAGGTCCGGATCTCCCGGCTGAGCCCTTTAGTGGAGCGGGGGCAGATCCGCTTTTGTAAGGGACAGGGCAACCAGGATTTGCTCCTGGAGCAGCTCCTCTATTTCCCGGCCAGCACGGTGCACGACGACGGCCCCGACGCCCTGGAAGGCGCGGTGGGGCTCCTGGAGGGCGCCCCCGGCATGGGAATCTTCGATTATTACAAAGGGGAATTCGACAACATGGCGGCTGAAGAAAGGCGGTTGCACGGCTGAGAATATTAAGGAGGGGTAAAAGGGTATAAGAGTAAGGGGGTAAGAGGGTAAAAGGGTAAAGGGATAAAAGGTTTTGCTTTTCCTTTTCCCCATTTCCCCTCTTCCCCTTTTCCCCCAGAAGCATTTTCCCTCTTCCCCTTTTCCCCCTTGGTTAATGGTCACTGATCACTGGTAACTGGTAACTAAACAATGGCAGCCGACCCTAAACACATACCCCTGACCCCGGAGATCATCAGCGCCGCCCAATGGGCCGCGGGGCGCCGTTTCACGCCCACCGGCACGGGCAGCGCGCCGGGGCAGCCGGACCCGAGCAAAGACTTCTTCGGTCCCGGCTGGCCGCTGCCCCCTCTGGCGCCGCCTGAAGCCGCGGGCCGCCAGTTCGACTACCCGGTGGGCTACAACCTGCTGGTCACCCCCCGGGGCGACCTGCCGATTTCCTTCCTGGACCTTAGGAACCTGGCCCAAAACTGCGACCTGGTGCGCCTGGTGATCGAAACCCGCAAGGATCAGATCGCCAAGATGAACTGGTCCTTCTCCCCCCTGGACCCCAGCGGCGCCAAGCTGAAAGCCAAAAAGGACGCCTCGGCCGAATCCCTGCGCCAGGCCAAAGAGGCCACCGCCCTGATGAAGCGCCCCGACAGGATGCACTCCTTCAACGCCTGGATGCGGATGCTCCTGGAAGACATGCTGGTGATCGACGCGGCCACCATCTACCCGAGGCGGACCAAAGGCGGCGGCCTCTATAGCCTGGAGGTGGTGGACGGCGCCACCATCCGCCCGGTCATCGACGAATGGGGGCGCAGCCCGCTGCCCCCGGACCCGGCCTACCAGCAGATCATCAAGGGCCTGCCGGCCACCGACTACACCCGGGAGGAGCTGCTCTATTACCCCCGCAACCTTTTATCCTGGCGCCTCTACGGTTTCTCGCCGGTGGAGCAGGTAATCATCATCACCAACATCATCCTGCGGCGCCAGATGCACCTCCTGCAATTCTACACCGAAGGCAACCTGCCCGACGCCCTTTTAGAAGTGCCGGAAAACTGGTCCACCGCCCAGATCGCCGAGTTCCAGCAATACTGGGATGCCCTGCACGCGGGCAATACCGCCCAGCGGCGCCGGGGCAAATGGGTGCCCCACGGCATGACCCCGCACCTGATGAAGGAGGGGGACCTGAGCTCCCCCATTGATGAATGGTTCGCCCGGGTGGTGTGCTACGCCTTCTCGGTGTCGGCTCAACCGTTCGTCTCGAAGATGAACCGGGCCACCGCGACGACCGCCCAGGAGGCGGCGCTCTCCGAGGGCCTGGCGCCCCTGATGGAATGGATGGCGGACTTCATCAACTACGCCCTGCAGGGGAACGGCTTCGACCAGGTGGAGTTCGGCTGGGAGGAGGACAGCGCCATCGACCCCGCAGTGCAGGCCAAGGTCGACGACCTGGACGTGCGCAACGGCATCCGGCTCCGGAGCGAGATCCGGGAATCCCGGGGCCTGGAGGACGACGGCACGCCGGATTTCATCATGACCACCCAGGGCCCGGTGCTGGTGAGCGAGATTGGTAAGGAGCCGGAGCCGGCACCTGAGCCGGATGGCCAAAAAAAGCCCGATGGAGGGAAAGGGGGAGGTGAAGGGCCAGACACCCCCGGGGCGGCGGAGGGGAGCTCTTCGCCAGGGTCGTCCGCCGAGACGCCGCCCCAAAAACTGGCCAAGCAAAGCGTAGGGCGGGAAAGCGCAGCGCATCCCGCCTTTAACAAGGCCGTTAAAAAAAAAAGGAAAACCGTGATCAAGCCCATTGACCGCGAGCGGCCGGAGATCGTCGAGATCCGGGACGCCCTCAAAAAGCTGATGGCCAAGGCCCTGAAGGCCGACGCCCAGAGCGCCGCGGCGCAGCTCGGGAAGGGGCTGGGGCTCAAAAAGGCTGTAGGGGCGGCTGTAGGGGCGGCTTCCAGCCGCCCGGGGCGGGTAGAACCCGCCCCTACAGGCCCGGGGGCGGGTAGAAGCCGCCCCTACGCCAAGGCCGCGGATGATGAGGCAAAAATTAACAAGCTCCTGGCCGAAATGGAGCTGACCGGCATCGAGGCCACCCGGGAGCAAGTGGCGGCCCTCCTGGCCAAGGCGGCCCAGCAGGGCGGCTATGCCGCCTTCGTGCAGATTGATTACGAGGCCCCGGCCGGGATCACCGACCTGGTCAACACCCAGGCGGTGACCTGGGCCCAGGAGCACGCCGCGGACCTGATCACCAAGCTGGAGGACGACACCCGGGACATGATCCGGTCAGCCGTGGTCCAGGCGCAGGAAGAGGGTTGGAGCACCAAAAAGCTAGCCGACGCCCTCCAGGAAAACCACGGCTTTTCCGACGCCCGGGCCGAGATGATCGCCCGCACCGAGACCATCCGGGCCGATTGCCAGGGCAACCTGGCGGCCTATAAAAACTCGGCCCTGGTGAGCGGGAAGTCGTGGCTCCTCGGATCGGAACACCCGGCCGATGATGAGTGCGACGACAACGCCGCCGAAGGCGTTATTCCCCTGGATCAGGATTTTTCCTCGGGCGACGAGGCGCCCCCGGCGCACCCTAATTGCACGTGCGATTTTTTGCCCGAGGGGATTGAAGGAGTAGATTAATCGTAGGGGCGGCAGCTACAAAAAAGCCGCCCGGGGCGGGTAGAACCCGCCCCTACAAGGAATCCGTGATGAATAAAGAATATCCAAGCCCTGAGCCGGGACCCACCCCGCCCCCTGCGGACCTCAAAATCGAGGCGGTGGTCACCTGCGTCCATTACGGCGATTACCTGGCCTGGACGCTGCCGGCCAATAAGCAGCAATTCAACCGCATGGTGGTGATCACGCGGCCCGACGATAAGCTTACGCAACTCATCTGCGCCTATTACCATGTGGAATGCTATCCCACCTACGATTGGCACCGCAATGACGACGCCTTCAACAAGGCCAAGGGCATCAATTACGGCCTGTCGCTTTTACAAAAAGACGGCTGGGTGGCGCACCTGGACGCCGATATCTACCTGCCGCCCCGGACCCGGAGCATCTTGCAGCGCATTTCCCTAAACCCGGCGTGCCTTTACGGCATCGACCGCATGGAGTGCAAAAGTTTTACCGATTGGATCAAGTTTCTGGGCGCGCCGCCGCTCCAGCACGAATGGGAGATCTTCGTCCATCCCCGGCCCTTTCCCCTGGCAGTCCGCATTGCCAAACTGGACTGGGACGGCTACGTGCCCATCGGCTATTTTCAATTATGGAATCCCAGGGGCTCGGGGGTGGCTCATTATCCCGAGTACCATACCACCGCGGCCCGGAGCGATATGCTGTTTGCCTATCAGTGGCCCAGGAATAAACGCCACCTGATTCCGGAAATCATCGCCATCCATCTCGAAAGCGAGTGCGTGGAAATGGGGGCCAACTGGGAGGGCAGGCAGACAAAGCCCTTCGGACTGTAGGGGCGGGTTTTACCCGCCCTGGGCGGCTTTTTCGTAGCTGCCGCCCCTACCATCAAAATCAAAGGAGAAAACCCATGAAAAGATTAGTCTCGTTAGCTCTCTGTTTAGCCTTGTTGCTGGCGGGTTCGCTGGCGAACGCCCAAACCGCCACCATCGTCATGAAGGCCCCGGCCGGAGTATCGCAGTTCATCGATAAGAACGGGACTCCGAATTACCCGGACGCCCAGGGGCACGTCAACGCCCCGGTTGCCCTCATAGACAACTACCTGGCGGCCGGCTTCGTCTACTACGACATTTACATGCTGAAGAAGGCGGCCAATACCGACATGATCTTCGTGGTCACGCCGGCCACCTTGACCACGCCTCACGCCTCCGAGGCCAACCGCACGGTCACCATCACCCTGCAAAGCGCCTCCGGCGAGATCCACACCTGGTTCAACGAGGCCATCACCAGCGGCGTCTCCATCGCCCACGCCAATAATTCGGGCACCGTCACGGCCACGATTCCCAGCACCACGTTGACCTTCGTGAACGGCGTGGCGAGCGTGACCATCACCCTCGGGGGCAGCCCCGCGGCCACTGACACCGACACCCTGACCGTCACCGCGGCGACGATCCTTGGGTTCTCCGTGGCCACCCATACCAGCGTGGAGACGTTTAGTTAAGCAAAGGCAAGTGAGCAGTGAGCAGTGAGCAGTGAGCAGTCGTAGGGGCGGCTTCTAGCCGCCCGCAGGAGGAAGGTATGAAGAAGCTGATCATTATCGCCCTGATCGCCGCGGTGTGCTTGATGGGCTGCCCTCCGGTTCCCATTTCCAAGGCAATGGCGGCGTCGGCCCCGATGCTGGTCCCCTTCGAGATGATGCCGGATGCCCTGGGCCATACCACCACCCAGGTGATCCCCGCCGGCCGGTTCACGCCCAACTATGCCCTGACGGCGAATGTGGCCAAGACCATCACCGTGCCGGCCGGCGCTAATTGGGTGGTCTTATCGGCCCAGGCCAACCTCTGGGTGAACTTTAACGGCGGCGCGGCCGTGGTCCCCTCCGTTGATGTGCTGGACGGTTCCGGGAGCTATTACAATCCGCCCCCGGTGTATATCGGGCCGATCAGCGCCGGAGGGGTCATCCTCTGTCCGGCCCTGACCACGATCAGCGTCATATCCGACACCACCTGGGCCCTGACGGCCATGTGGTACAGGTAGAGGCAAGTGGCCGGGGGAAAAAGGGGAAAGGGGGAAAAGGGAAAGAGGAAAAGAGTTTCCCCTTTTACCCTCTTACCCTTTTACCCCTTACTGAAAAGGGAGCGATCAATGAAAAAGCCGACTATTAACTTGCTGCTGGGCCTGCCGTTGCTGCTGGCGCTGCTCCTGGCCGGCTGCGCCGGATCGCCGCTGCTGGGGGCCTCGCCCTATAACCCGCCGATTCCGCCTCTGAATGCGGAGCCGGCCATCACCGCCGGGACTTCCCTGCAATATTGGCGCGGCGACAAGACCTGGCAGGCCTTGAATGCGGCAGCCCTGGCTCCCGGCACGGTTGCCAATGAACCGCTGCTCTCCGGCGGCTCGGGCGGCTACTCCGGTTATGCGCCCTATACCATTTCCGGCTCCTCCGGCTCCGCCTACAGCCTGGATGGCTTCTTAACCACGGGAGGCACCCAGACCGTTACCAATAAGGATTTGACCAGCGCCACTAATAGTTTTCCTACTAACTTCGTGACCACCGGGGGAACTCAGACCCTCACCAATAAGACCCTGACGGATGCTTCCAATAGCTTCCCCAGCAATTTCGTGACCACTGGGGGAACTCAGACCCTCACCAATAAGACCCTCACCTCCCCGACCATGACGGGCCCAGCTTTGGGGACTCCGACTTCGGGCACCTTGACAAACTGTACTGGCCCCTGGCTTCCCTCGATCGGCGGTACTGTCAACGGCGATACAGCCTTCGCTCCCGGCAACGTGACTTTTACTGGCCTATCCGCCCCTTCCGCCCCGACTGCGGCCAATTCTGGCACGGCAGGGATAGTTACCGCAGGAGCGCATACTGTCGAAGTGACCTTTCTGACAGCTTCCGGGGAGACCCTTGCTGGCACGGCTTCCGGCTCCGTAACCGCTGATGGCTCCCACCAAATAGCCGTTACCGCCATCCCTATTGGCCCTGCGGGGACTACTGGCCGCAATATTTACGTGAATCAGGCTTCTGGCTCGACCTGGTATCTTACCAGCAATGGCGGCCCGACCCTGAACAATAACACGGCTACTACTTATAACATCAATGTGGCCGACGCTACGCTGGGGACCGGGAATTATGTGGCGACTCCGACACTTAACACTACGGCAGGAATAATTTACGGAGTCCCTTTCTGGCCTTATTTCACCGGCTTGAGGTTGATAACCACCAGTGGCAGTTATTGTGGGATTTGGTATCAAGATAACGCAAATCAAGGAATCATAGGCATCTGTGACCCCAATCTCGGAATTTTTGATGCTAATAATAATCCAATAATAACCTGGGACTCTTATTATTGGTGCATCCATCTTAATCGCAATATTGCCCATCTTTATAGCAGCACTACCAACGGCTTTGCAGGCTCCTTCACCGCTACGGGCGGCTCGGCGGGAACGCCCACAGTAGTCAGTAATAATCAAGTAACCGTAAACACCTTGTTGACGAGTTTGGTCCCGACCAATGCGGCGGCGGATACACTTTATAAGGCCGGGTTTTATTGCGCTCCGGCTAACAACATAGCCAGCACTTCGTTCCAAGTCAACTTTGATGGAACCCCGGCGGGAACGGAAACTTTCAATTATTCGATGGTCAACTAAGGAAGGCTGAAAACCATCTTTTTGGAGGCTTTATGAAAAAAATCTTGTTCGCCCAATTCGTCAAGGTCAATGAAGCCACCGGGGAGTTCGCCGGGATCGCCGCGGAGGAGATCCCCGACCAGGCCGGGGAGATCTTCGACTACGAGGCCAGTAAGCCCTTAATCAAAGCCTGGTCCGACGATTCCTTCACGCATAGCGGCGG